CTAATGCTACAACTATTGCACCTATTCCGGTTGAAATTAATGCAACTTTTAATAATTTTAAACCACCTGTTAAACCTTTTGCAGCAGATAATGCTTTTCCTAAAGAACCTGTAAATGTTGAAAAACCAGGAATTACTGTATCAACTTGAGATGATATTTTTTTGAAAGCACCAGAAACTTCTTTATTCAATTCTGAAGCTGCTTTTCCTGCGCCTTTCATTTTTGAATTAGCTTTAGCTAATCCTTTTGTAAGTTCTGCAGAATTTGCACTTAATCTTAAAATTAAATCTGCAAGAATTGATTTATTAGCCACGTTAATAGATTTATTTTAATTATATATTTTTAATTTTTGTCAGAGCCATTTAATGGGAATTCTTTAGAAGAAACTAATGGTTTGCTTAATAATGTTTTCCATTGTTCAAACGACATTAGACCTTCAGATGTTTTTTCAGATTTTTTTCTTTTTCTTTCCCACATAAAAGGCCATATTTCTGATTTGAATTTTGAATAAGAAATTCTATTTTTCTTTTGTAGTTGAACAGAAATAAGAAAATAAGTTGAAATTCGAGTTAGTTCCCACTCTAATTTTATTTTTTCATCTTCAGATTTAACTGTATGAAAAATAATAGCCGAAAGTTCTTGAGGTGTAAACTCCAAGAATTCTTTCGGCTTTAGATATAGTTTTGAAGAAACCCAAACAAAGATTTCTTCAACTGTTTCTATTTTTTTTTACTATCCCCTTTAGTAATTTCTTCTTGCATATCAACAATAGAACGAGCAAATCCGATTAAAGCTTTTTGAAATTCTAAATAAGACTCATCTAAAACCCAAATCATATCTTCCCGCTTTAAAGTCATTTCTTTATCTGCCATTTTATGGCCAGCAATAAGTGCATACCATAAAATAGTTTGCTGAGCTTCAAAGTTTTTATCAATATCTTCAAGTGCTAACCCTGACTCTTTCTGAGCCATAAGTAACACATAATAAGAAATGCGTATTGGATGCTTTTCTTTTTTGTATGTGATAAATTCTATCATATATGTTATTTTTATGCAGTTGTTTTCTTAACAAGAGGACTTGAACCAGCTAATTCACCTGAATAAGTTACAGCAGAACCAACTCCACCATCAAGTGTCATTGAAGAAAGATAGCCATAACCTTCATAATATGCATTGCTTGAAACATCAGGAAGTATATATGCCAATAAAGATGCATCTGTAGAACTAATTAAGTTATCCATAAGATCTTCAAATCCATAAGAACCTGCAGTTTTTGTTGCTGTTTGAATTACCATTCCAGAAAAAGATAGTGTCCATCCATACATATCAGGCACATTAGTTTTTGATCCTGTTGAACCAAGACATGCGATTTCAATCATATCTTTGTTTACAGCAAGAGAAAAATCTTGAGCGCATCCGATAGTGCTTGCGTCAAAAACTATTGAACATTGTTTACTAAATAAAGGGGTACTCATTTTTTATAATTTATTTTTAGTTAATTTATATATTTATCTCTCAAATATAAATGGCCTCAAAACTCATTGAATTTTGATAAACATTAACTTGTCGAGATAATGTTGTTATTTTTGTCTCAGACACAAAACGAATATTAATAAAATTACTTGTTGTGATGTTATTTAAGTAATCTCTAACTCTTTCACATATGTTATTTAAAATTATTGTGTCTGTGGCTGTTGCAGTTATAGGAATTTCATAAACTTCATACGCATTGTTTCCTTTCATACAATTAACTTGTTCTGATATCTTCATATCCCATGCAATCCATGTTTTTGAAATATCAAAATCTTCTTGTAAGTGACCAAAACGAATTCCTCCAGTAATCATCGAATTTAATGATGCATCACCTTCTATTATTGCTCTAAAATTTGTTATGAAACTCATAATGCTGCTATTTTCTTTTCAGTTGACTTAATATATCTTTTTAATATTTTTTGTACTTCTTTTCCTAATTCATCATTCATATATTTGTTAATATCATCAACACTATTTAAAATGATTGGTTGTATTTTGTTTCTTCCTACAATTTGTCCTCTATATGAGCCTTTTTCAGTATATCTTTCAGCGGTACCACGATCAGCAAATCGTAGATGATATGCGCTTGCAGTCACGCCCCCATAGACAGCTGTAGGATCATCTTTGTCAGTCACTACAGTTATTCCTTTAACTGTCTTCTCAGAAGTCCTCCAGGCGCTTCTAATGGGCTCTACGACGAATTTTTTAACTGCCTTTGTATTTAAAGCTCGATAAATTCTTGCTTGTAACTCAGCAGGTAATTCTTTTAAAGCTTCTTCAACTTCAGATAAACCTTGTATTTCGTATTGTTGTGCCATTAGATCAACTCATTATAAATTCTTGATTGTATCTTCATCCATGCTTTTCTATCTATAATCTCTATGTGTGTTATTTCGTAAAATTTACTATTGTACTTGATTTGGCATCTATAATCGATTGTAGGATCATAACGAACTGTCCATGTAACATTTGTATTTGGTAATTTTCCAATTTCTGTTTCTTCTGTAGATCCACCAAGTACTTGCATGCGTGCATAAACTTTTCTATAAAGAAGAAAGTTTTCAGTTGGTGTACCACCAGCGTTTGTACTTGGATCGTATTTCCAAAGTTCTACATAATATTGAAGATCATTTACGTTCATTAGAAACGATAACTTGCGTATTGATTAAGAATTCGCTCAAAGATTTTTGAATCTTGAACACCATTCCAATTATAACTTGAACGATTATTGTCATAAAAATCTGAAACTTGAATCATGATTGCTTGTTTTAAAAGCTCAGGTGTTGTTTCTAATTCAAATCCTGTATAAAATTCTAAAGTTAAAGGATCTGCACTTTTTTGTCCATCAAATTCTATTGTGAAATAATCATAATGCGCAGATGTTTGAACTACAGAACTTAAAAGTGATGTACTATTTTCATCTGTGATTGTTGATAATGATAAAAAGTTTCCTTCATAAATTTGAACAACATCATTATTGAAATCATCAATGCGAAGAGTATTTAAAGTCTTTGCTACTGATTTATTCATATAGTTTTCTACCATTTGTGTAGCAGAATACAATAATTCCATTATGTAATCGTCATCATCACTAAAATCGTTATGAAGTCGAAGATGTCGTTTAATCATTTCTAAAGACAAAGGATAAGAAACTTTCGTCTTTGTTATTTGATAATCAGGTAATGTGTAAGCGATTACAGCCATACTTTAATTATTATTTTATACTATTTTTCCATCTATAAAATATACAGATGTGTCAGCTGCTACATAAAATAAAGATCCATCAACTGAATATAATTTTGCTGTTTGAACTGTATTTCCAAGTGCAGTTTCTACAGCAGCTTGTAAATTTTGAATATTTTCAACACCACCATGTGATTCATTTTCTGAATATGGTTTTGAAGGTGTAGTTATATAAGCCATTTTTAAAAAATTATTTTAATTAAGAGAGAAGACTAAAAATCTTCTCTCTTAAATATTAAGTTATTATTTTACAGATGGGTCGTAAAGACTTACAATACCTCTCTTGTTAAACACACCAGTATCGAACAAACCAGCTGCAGTAAGGTTTATAAGACCTTTCTTAGCATCTGTGTAAGGATCGACGATAATTTCGATTTCACCCCATTGGCCAACACATGCTTTACTCCAGTCACCAAAACTAATGTAATTTGCATTTTGTGAAGGAACTGCGTAAGCAGGATAAGAATTAATCTTTCCATCTTCATAAATTCCACCTTGGTTTGTCATCTTAGCAGAAGTTGCATATTTTGCACGAGTTGTAGGAGTAATAACATAAGCTGGTGATTTTAAAATTTTACCACCAAGTGATGCTTCCATGTCTACCATTTGTTTGTAGATATCAGTGTCAGGTCCATAAACAAATGTATGAACATTTGAACTTCCGCAATCTGTAAGAACATTGTCAAAAAGATCATATGATACAGTTTTCCAAATTCCATCGATAAGATTTTGAACAATGGCACTGTAAACACCAGGTGATGTTTGAGCTAATGTTTCTTTAGATATCGCTTGAGTATGAGAAACTCTACGAGCTGAAAGTGTAAGTGAACTTGGAGCCATATTAGCTGAACCAGCACTTGCATCTACAGTATAGTCTGAACCCCATTCTACATAGAATGCGCCTGTATCTTCTGCCATTGAAGGAACTGCAAAATTCCCAGTTAAATTTGGGAAGAATGTAACACCTAATTGACGAAGAAATGCTTCACCAGGAGATGTAAGAAC